TGGGTTGATTGTTGTTCAAATCAAACGGGTATCCCATTTTTAGGTTACCATCCCAAAGTACTTCAGTTCTTATTTCTTGTCCAGGTAAAGCTTCATTAGTCCAGGAAATTATGAAATATGGATCACTCCACGGAACGAAATTACTTAAAATTTGATCCATATCCGTCTGAAAACGCGTTAAAATGCTAATATTAACGGTTATGTTGACTGGAACAGGTTGCAACGCTTTAACGCTCGCAGAATCGGTAGAATTAAGGTTATAATAGTGACTATCAAGTTTATTAAAGACTCTATTAACATCACGAGATATTGAACCTATACTAAAAGCTACCGCGGGAATCGTTATTGTTTGAGCTTTATTAACTAAATCATTTAAAGCTCTTTGTTTTGGAGAGTAAACATAGCGTACCGCTACAGCTGCACCCGGGTTGCGTTGATTATCGAATCGTTTAACTATTGCACCATCAAAGGCCTGCAAGAATTGCGCTAATAAATCCTTGATTTCCCAGTGGTAATTGTACAGCTCCATAGCTATACTTACATAAGTCTATCTAAAAAGTGTTTTGGTAATATGTCTCTATTTTCAGTTATTACCTTTTTAGCTAATCCATCGAGTATATACGTAACACTTTCATCTTCTTTAGTTCTTGTACAGCGGCCAGCAGCTTGGATTAACGTGATAAGCATTTTCATACGGTACCAATCCGGGTCTTTTTCAAGTAACAAGTCGATACGCTTATTTGCTTTAGACGGATATGGTAATTTTATGATAATTTGCCACTTTCCTAAGTCTCCTTTAAGATCTAACCCCATAGTCAGTGAAGGACTTACTAAAACCGTAGGGTCTGTACGTAAAATATGCTCTTTTACTATAGTTTCATTAGTAGTACCCTCTTCTCTATACAAATACCTCTTACCGTGTAGTTTATTTTGTACTTCTTGTGTAATATCAAATGAATGAGTATGTATAATTCCCTTCTCGTTGCCGTGGTGTTCAGCAATTTTAGCAGCTTCAGCAATAATTTTAGGTAAATTTTCCTTTTTAGTTTTAAAACTTAACGGGTATTTTGAGCCAAGATATATAGGGCTCTTCTTAGGATCAAAAGTTGATTGTAATTCAATGTATTTGTAATTAGTAATACCGAGATTTTTAGCAAAAATGTCTCGATCTACTATTGTTGCACTCATTAGCACTACAACTTCAGCAAAATCAAACAAACAGTGTGTAAGTTTATCAATTTTTAAGGGAGTTACAGTTACTCTTTCAGCGTCTTTCTCTACTACGTACTGTGCATCATCCCAGTGATTAATAGTGTGCACTACTGCTTCGTATAGATCTTTACGTTGCTGTTGTTTTATCAGCTCGGTTTTGTGTTTTTCATAACGAGGTCTATCAGAAAATTCACTTATAGCACTCTCTAAAGAAGTACATACATCAGATAACCAACCTAGTACTTTTTTGGGTACCTCTGAAGTGAGTTTATCTATAGAAACTCCCAAATAATCAAACTGTCTGTAGTTAATATTCGCAGAAAAGTTCTTTACTATTTCATCTTCTACTTCAGAAGCCTCGTCACAAACAATAATTTGACGTTTTTTGAGATGATCTGGTAAATTAAAAAAAGAAGCATAGTTAAGTACAGTGAATTTCTCTACTAGAGCTGAGTTTCTAGTTTCATAGTACGGGCAGATACAATCGTTCCAGCATCTTTTCTTGAGATTAGGAGATATAACACACGGTGCGTGATCAACCGTAAAGCTATCATCGACTTCGCATTGATAATTGGTTTTACCCTTAAAAATAACACCGTCTTTAAACAGTTTACTATACTGATCTTGTAGTGCTTTAGTGGTGGTTAATGCAAATAAACCGTGAGGTGCAAACCTACTAAAAGAACCTTCAAAATCTTTATCATAAGCCTGATATGTTTCAACTAATTTTGCATATTCTGGTTCAACTGCGTTAGTTGTATTAGCTAAAGTTTTACTAAAAAACGATTTTCCTGATCCTGTTGGAGCTTGTACTATAATAAATTTTGTACCAGAATTTATAGCTTCTTGTATCTGATTTAGCCCAGAAATTTGATGCTCTCGTGGTTCGCAGTTTTCAGGGAAATAGCTTAATATCGGGTTTTCTATCTTCATTAAATTAAAAGATAGAGTATACTGTACTCTTTATAAATTACAAGGCTATAATTGTTAAAACACTGTCGTAAAACCGACTATTTTTAACCTTTGTCACGCCTCTTAAAGCTATCAACAGTTCAAAGTCATTTTCTGCCAATGTATCCAGTCTATAATCAAACGTAATTCTGTTTAAATCTCCTTCTGCTGAATACGGAAACGGAATCTCAAAAGTTTCTTTCTTTTTTTCATTTATTACTACGAAAGAAAGGTAATTACCGGATAGTTTGTATAAAAGAAGCTTGCCGCTTTTATACGTTTTATGCTTAAAGTTAAAAGCTATATTTTTTTGTAGATAAGGCTTAATTAAACTGTCTATTTTTTCGGTCATATGTGCATAAACTCAACTTTTTGAGATTCTGGCATTTTTGAAAGAACATTGTTAAAATAATTCCAGAATTCTTCTGGGGGTGTGGTTTTTATTACACTCACTACCTCTACACTTTCTGCGGGTATTAACCTAAAATCCTGTAAAAAAATATCCCAGGTCATAACTAATCCTTTTTGCTCTGGACTGAATTTTAATCTACCAGGAGCACCGTGAAAATTTAAAGCTAACCTACCCGGTGTACTGTTGAGTAGGTTAGTATCGTTAGTTGCAAACATTCTACGAAATGGCATTCCAGGCAAAGGTCTACGTCTTGTAAATCTAAGTTCTACAGCGTGAGTGTTTAATATTTGAATTAACGTGCCTGGTGACATCCATATTACTTAGCAGGTACCGCTCTACCGAAAATGCGTTCTTCGTTAAGAAATACGATATTTTTTAAGCCGTTCATTTTTGCACATTTAATACCAAAATTACTTGGAAAAATAACGTGATCCCCGACTTTAGTTTTGCATCGAGGGCCGGCAATAATTACTTTAGCTACACGCCAAGCAGATTGCACCATATTGACGGGTACAAAAATACCGTCTCTCATAATTTGAGTATTATCTTCATTACAATCTGCAAATTGGCACATCATAATATCATCTAGTAGAGATTCTAGCCTCCAATCAGAAAGATTTAAATCAGAACCAAGATAATCGTCAAGCTTAACTAAGCCTTTTACATTATCTGTCTGTATATCCTCATTAGCTCTAAGCGCTGCTTTAGCATCTTCTGCAGAAACATTACGTGCTTTAAGGTCTTTTTCGATTTTATGTGTTAAGTCTTTCTTCATTTGGTAATTTTAAATTAAATTGCTCTATATACTGATTTACCTCTCTACTAGAGATTTCAAGGTTGTTTGCAATTTTTAAAACAACCTCATTACTTTTCTTTACCGTGTCTTTTTTAGTTTTCTTAATATAACTAATCCGTTTAAACTTGCAAGTCGGTATAATTGTATCTAATGCAACGAACCAATCGTTATTGTTCTCGAAACTCTTCCAATATCTATTGGTGGTGTCGTTAATAATTTGCGCTACTGGTGCAGAATACATAGAACACCAACGTTGAACAAGAAATGGTTGAAATTCCTTGCTCTCGTTGATGTTATTTGTATCAAAGCCTTTAGTTTTATAAAGGACTCTATTGATAGAATCAAACATTAAACAATTACTTTAGCAGTAGCAACAAAAATGTTATCTACCATTTGATAGAATTGTTGATGTACCTGTAATTGAAACTTCTCTGCATCAGCAGGTGAAAGATTAGTACTAAATGCAAAAGCAGGAGCCTTTCTACCAGCACTAATATTAATACCTGTATGTCCGATAGCTACGTTATCTTTAGAATATGTAATACTAACAGAAGCTTTACCTTTTTGTTGTACAATACCGCCTTGACTGTGTTCAGCGTGTACAATTAAGTCATCCCCTTTCATTTCGATAGGCTTTTTAATATAAGTGTGTAAAATATTAGCAATTGCTGTATTAAACAAGCGCTGAAAACATACAGCACCGAAAGGATCTAAGTTAGGTATTTCCCAGCAGAAATTAATCATAGAATCACTATAGATATAATCTTTCTCTAAGGAGTCTTCTAAGTCAATAAGATTTAGCGTAACTTCAACCGGAGCTACATAGCTAACAATATTACCTACAGCTAGAGTCTTATCTCTAAAATATTTGTAAGCAAAACGCTTGTGAATAAAATCGCCGTTATAGATAGTTTGGTCTGTTATAATCATAATAGTATGTTAATATAAAATTTAATATTTTCCAGCTTTAGCTTTGTCTAAAAACCATTTTTGTCCTGCAAGCCATTCTTCAGTATAAGACTTGAGACCAGGAGAGGAATGCACAACTTCAATATTTGTTGTGCCTAATTTTAATTTAGCTCTGTTACATTGTAAGCTAAAGTCTAAATCGTAAAAATGAAATTTAGCCGGACACGTTTCGTCAAAGCTTACCCCTGCTTCTAATATTTTTTTAGGGTTAAACGCTAAAAACAAGCCATCTAACAGCAGCACTCTTCCATTGT